ATTCTCCACCCCCTCATGTGGTCGGTATTCCTTAAGGATTCCATCTTCCACGCCGGTGGTGCAGCTTCAGGAGTTGGCACAAGCTGGGGATATCGTCCTCAGTCAGCTGACGGCGCCCTTAACGCAACAGCCCCAATGGGTCTAAATGTTCTTGTTTCACCATTCGTAAGCTTCACCGCTAAGAGTGGCGCAACAGCAGCTAAGTCAGACCTATTCCTCATTGACCGTAACGAAGTGGGAACACTTTTGGTCAAGGATGACATGAGCACCGATCAGTTTGACGATCCTAGCCGTGATCTTCGTTCACTTAAGATGAAGGAGCGTTACGACATCGTAATGCTTGGCGATGGCGAGGGTATTACCGTAGCCAAGAACGTCAGACTCAGCCGTAACTATGAAATCATGGTTACTAACGAGGCAACCTGATAAACAAACCTTAGGGTCGTTATAGTTACAAATTACCCTAAAGCTTGGGGGTGGTGGAGAAATCCGCCACCCCCTCTGCTTTTATTCTGTTTTGTTTATTACTATTAAAATAGATTTCATTGATGGAGTGTGTTGAGTGAGCTTGTATCTAATAGACAACGCTACCGTAACTGTTAATACAGTTAATATTAAATTTGGTAGAACAATAAAAATAGCATCATTAGTTAATGCAAATTTTACCCTTTTTACAGACACTGCAACGCCAGTTCAAATTAGTTCTCCTTTTAGAACAATAAATACAATAACAGATTATAATCAAATCAGCAGAACTTTAACTCTTTATTGGAATGTTGTACTTTCTTCTAATTCAGATTATATTGTAAAAGTTTCTAATTTAGTTGATTCCTCTGGTCTCACTGTACCGCAAGAGCAAATCAGTTTTACTAGCCAAACAAATTCAGCTACTCCATCAGTTCTGCAGGAAACTCAGGGAACTGTTCTTAATGAAGTTCTCATTGAAGACAAGTCGGTTCGAGTTGATATAGAAACTGGTTATCAAATATTAGCAAAAAATCCAGACTTTTATATTATTTCAACAGATCCTTCAACCGGCAGTTTCTATTTAAATAATGACGAAAACAATGGAAGAGTTACCATAAACTTTAGTTCCCGTCCCGCATCAAACTTTTTAACTTCAAAGTATTTTAAGGCTCAAAGAAAGAAGATACAAAAAACACCTTCTAGATGGGAATCCGTTGACGCACAGGTATCAATGCACTCATGGAGAGCAGATGTCTATGTAGATTTTCCATCTGATGACGCAACGCCAGTTTATGCTACAGATGGTAAAACATATTTTGAGTCTGGATATAAATATAGGGTAATTGTTTCTTCAGAAGTTGGTCCGTGATGGCTAACGCACTTTACGCTAAAGCTAAAGAGGCGTTATTAGAAGGTCTTTTAGATCTAACTGATAATAATATTAAGGTAGCTTTAGTTAAGAGCACTTATTCTGTAAACTTAAACACCCATGAATTTTTATCAGACATATCAGGTGCTGCCATTGCAGCGTATTCAAATGTTTTGACTGGCAAATCTACCTCCCTTGGTATATTCGATGCAGAAAACATAACAATAGAAGATTACGGCAATTCTGGTTTTTCTTATTTGGTTATATATAGAGATACTGGTACCGCTTCTACTTCTAGACTAATTGCATACATCGATACGGCAACTGGCTTACCAGTAACCGCTACTACAGATATTATTTCAATTACAATAAATTGGAGTAATGATATTTATAAAATATTTGGACTATAAAGGATATTTATGGCTACTTCATATCCCGGAACATTAGATAACTTTGTAAACCCCACTGCTACAGATAAGTTAAATTCTGTTACAGTACCACACCACCAGCAGCATACGGATTTAAATGATGCGGTCGAAGCAATAGAAACTGTCCTAGGCTTAAGTCCGGCAGGAGTGCATTTAACGGTTAAAGATAGAATAATTTCAGCAGAATCAGCTATAGCTGCCCAATCGGTTTTAAATGGTTTAACTGATGTTACTATAACATCAGCAAATCCAGGTGATGTTCTGCGTTATAACGGCTCAGCTTGGGTAAATTATGATGAAGAAAATCTTGTTGATGGAGGAAACTTTTAACAATGGCTAATACAATTAGAATCAAAAGAAGGGCTTCCGGAGCATCTGGTGCACCGAGTAGTTTGGAGAACGCAGAACTAGCTTTTAATGAAGTTGATGATGTTCTTTATTACGGTAAAGGCGTTGGGGGCGCAGGCGGAAGCGCCACTACAGTTGAAGCAATCGGTGGCAAAGGCGCATTTGTCGGACTTGCCGGAACTCAAACTATTACTGGAAATAAAACATTTTCTGGCACAGTTGCACTTGGTTCATCTGCAAGCGCTACAACTAAATCAGCAGGAGACAATAGCACGGCAGTTGCTACAACAGCTTATGTAGATTCGGCAATAACAGCTGCATCATATACTTTTACTCTGGCTGGAGATTCTGGAACTAGCCAAACAATTGATGATAATGAAACTGTAACAATTGCAGGTGGAACAGGCCTTTCTTCGGTCGCTTCATCAACAAACACTGTAACCATAAATCTAGATAATACGACTGTAACAGCAGGAGCATATGGTTCTGCAACTCAAATTCCAACATTCACAGTCGACGCACAGGGTAGATTAACAGCAGCTAGCTATGAGTCAATCTCTACATCATTAACTGTCGGCGCAGATTCTGGAACAGCAGATTCAGTAGCTTTAGCAACTGATACATTGACTTTTAGTGGCGGAGAAGGAATTGATACAGCTGTAACAAATAACACTATTACAATATCTGGAGAAGATGCAACGACATCAAATAAGGGAATCGCATCTTTTAGTTCCGATAGCTTTTCTGTTAGTTCTGGCGCCGTAAGTATTAAGCCTAGCGGAGTAAGTAATTCTCAGTTAGTTAATTCATCTATAACAATTGGATCAACATCCGTATCCTTAGGTTCAACCAGCAATACGCTTGCTGGCCTGCAGCAGGTAGATATTGACAATATTCGCATTGATGGGAATACAATTTCCGCAACTGATACTAATGGTGGAATTTCATTGGACCCAAATGGAACAGGTCACGTTTCTGTTAATAGTGCAAGAATAGAAAATCTTGCAAATCCAGAAAATCCCCAAGATGCCGCCACTAAAGCTTATGTTGATTCTGCAACCCAAGGTTTACATATTCACGCTACTGTTAAGGCTGCTACTGGAGCTACTTTGGCCAGCATAACTGGCGGAACTGTTACATATGATAATGGAACAGATGGCGTTGGAGCTACCCTTACTTTAGGAACTGCTTTAACAGCATTAGATAATTACAATCTCCAAAATGGTGACAGAATTCTAGTTAAGAATCAGGCAACCGCAGCACACAACGGTATTTATAGATGGGCTACTGGTGGCACAGTACTAACAAGAGCTACTGACTTTGATACAGCAGCAGAAATTGCTGGTGGCGACTTCGTATTCGTTGATAGTGGAGACAATTATGCCAATACTGGCTGGGTAACTGCAGACGAAGTTAATACAGTTGGAACAGACGCAGTTAACTGGATTCAATTCTCTGGTGCAGGAACATATCTTGCTGGAACCGGATTAGTATTAGATGGTTCTACTTTTAATATCAATTTAGCTACAAACAGTGGCTTATTAATTACGTCAGATGAATTACAGGTAAATAGCACAATAGCTGGAAATGGTTTAACTTTTAGCAATGGCGTCATTGCTGTTGGTGGAACTTCTGACAGAATATCTGTAACTTCAGACGCAATAGATATTGCTTCAACTTATGCCGGACAGTCGAGTATTACTACCTTAGGGACAATTACGACAGGCACATGGAATGGTACAACTATAGCGATAGCCAATGGTGGAACTGGCTCAACTAATGCATCAGATGCAAGAACTGCATTAGGTCTTGCTATTGGAACAAACGTTCAGGCATATGACGCCGAACTGGCTGCCATAGCTGGACTAACATCAGCAGCAGATAGACTTCCATACTTTACTGGTTCTGGTACAGCCGCACTTGCTACATTTACTTCATTTGGTAGATCACTAGTCGATGATGCAGACGCATCTGCTGCAAGAACAACTCTAGGATTAGGGACAATTGCTACACAAAACTCAAACAACGTTTCAATTACAGGTGGATCAATTGATGGAATCACAATAGATGGTGGGACATTCTGACGTTAAAGGAATATGAATGAAATATGATGGTGATATAACATATAATCAAGAACATTATCAGTATAATGGATTATATGTAGTATCTCCGCAGGCCTTTGGTCTAACTCCTACATTTGGTAATTTAAATTTATTAAAAGTAATTGTATTAAAGCCACCTTCTATAACAAGTACATTAGTTTTTGTTCCTTCTCCTTCGGTAATAATACCAACGGGTGTTATAGAAAATTCAGAAACTTCTTCATCAATAGATTTTTCTGCATTTAATGGATACGGATCAATAGAATTTGATAAAATTAACGCAGACGCATATGCAATATCTGGTTCGCAAGGAATTAATCCAGATAGTTCTGGTTATGTAGCTATATCCGTAGATAAAAATGAATCCTATGCATTTGCAACTGCAGATACTATAGTTTTTGATAAAAATTCTGCTGGAACAATAGACGTTACTATTATATCTAACGTATAAATAAATAAGGGGTTTTATGTCTACAGACAGAATTGTAATAAATGATACAGTCAGAATAACGGTTAAGTTTAAAGATATAGACACTTCAGGTAATGAAGTTGACCTATCTCCAGTTCCACCTGTAACTGTTGTTATAAAAAATTCAGCAGGCAGCATAGTTGAATCTGGTAATGCTACTGCTAGTTCTTCTTCTGTTTATATATATGATTTTACGGCATCTTCTGCAGATACGTATTCTGTTAAATTTACCGGAACTTTAAGTAGTGGCAACTCGGTTGTTGTTGAGCAAAAATTGTATGTTAGCTCAACAGTCACAGAATATCAGCCAACAATAACCCTCAAATCTGATGAAACAATTATTTTTGCACCAGATGTTACTCCGCTATACTTAGATCCGGAAGAGTTAATTCCGTATTTCCCAGACGCTTCGTTATTGGAGATAGGCGAAATAGTGCATAATTACTCTAATGAAGTTAAGGCTTTATATAATCTCCTGGACGAAGAGGATGGCTCTGGTTTATCTTTTACTGTATTGGAATACATTAAGGCATCAGCAGCATGTGAGCTTAGTAGGACTTATGGATTTGGTGGAGATGATGAGGTTTCTGTTCGTTTGGGTGATTTTTCGCTAACTAATAGATCAGTGCCAAGAGCCAAGGTAACCAGAGATAACGCAACGACATGGTGTCAAATAGCTGCTTCTTTAAGAAAGGAAATATTAGCTGGAAAAGTGGGCCCAAAGGGATTCCAAATGAAGAATCTGCCCAGCGGAGGGCTCCCAGTGACTTCGGGCAAGATTCCAGAAGTGGAAACTGGCAAAATAGTTTACTTGTCGGATAGAGAATTGTACGGCCCAGGAAGAAGCGTCCCACCTCAAGATGACCCCATGCCAAGAAGAGGTTTCAAGAAGTATGATTGATATAAAAAGAAGTTTTAAAAAAGTTCTTCGAGAATGGGGCCATGATGTTTATATACAAAGAATATTATCAAATGGTAATCATTCAAGCAAATTCGAAAGAGTTACAACTCGACAAGTTGGTCAATCTGGAGTAAGCAATTCGCTATCCACTACAGAGGCCCAAGATGGTTTGTTTACAAAATACGATGCAGTCTATTATTTTGAAGACCACATTAACCCAAAAGAGGGCGACAGAATATACGAAAATTTTTCTTTAAAAGTAAATAAAAATTACACCATGTTTACAGTAGACGCTGTTACTGCAATGAGGGGACGCATGGGTAAGATAGACTATTGGGTCGTGGGCGCTACAAGAGAGAAGTAAAATGATAGTTTTATCAAAAGGTCAGACGGCACAATTTAAATTTATTTTTACAGACTATGATGGATCTATCTATGATCCAGCAAATCTTTCTACTCCAGTAGATGTTGTAGTTTATGTATTAAGAGGCGACACTGGTTCTGGCCCCGTAATTGATGGTCCATTCTCCCTTCTTCTAGATAATGGAAATGAAAATGATAATTCAATAGTCAGATCAGCAGTTGGCGAGTATACCTTTACATATAAAGTTCCAGAAAATTTATATGAATATGTTTATACAATAATAGCCAGAACAAGCAGTACTGCGCAAAACATAAACGCTACAGCGACTTTTCAGGTAAAAAATTCTGTAACATCTGTTTCTTCGGTAACAATAACTTCACCAAAATCATCTGTCGTCAACTATAAGCCAACCTATCAGCAGTTAGATAGAAGAAACACAAGCACAATATTATTGCTTGGTCACGCTGACGGCATGAGATTAAACTATCCTATTAGAATTAATTCGATTCAACATGCAGTTGATTTGATGGGCGCCAATACAAATAGCCCTCTTTTGAGAGGAGTCTTAGACGCCTATTCATGTGGGGCTAGAGATATTATGATTTGCGCTGTCGCTCCAATGTCGGAATATGTGGATAGCTACGCTCAAAGAAACTTATCCACAACAGTATTCTCTATTAACGACGCTACGCCAGGTACTCAAAGCACTTTCTACGAAAGATACTATGACCGCCTAGAGCAAGCATACGCAGATATAATTGATTTAGATTTTGTTGATATTGTAGTTCCATTAGAAGCTAGTATTATGAATACTGGTGGAGTAGATTTTGTTACTCAATTGGCTAATTACTGTTCTTCTTTTCATAATTCTACTGGCTTTATTCAGATGGGAGTTATTGGTTCAAGATCTGATGGAGTAAAGTCTTCGGACATATCTATTTTGGAAGCTAATCCATTATTTACTAATAAATTCACTACTTATCTAGATGGCCAAATAGCGTCTGATAAAGGTAGATACGTGGTTCCGATTTATGGCGAATTAGTTTTCCAGCATCCACAAATTAAAATTAGCTATACCTCCAGTGCCGCAGCAGCATACGCTGGCATGATCGCAGCGAATCAGCAAGCTAAGGCAATTATTCGTACTAGAGTGCCAGGAGCGCTATCTTTATTTGGGACAGATTTAACATATTCAGATTATGAGAGATTAGAAGCTATAGGAGTGAACACTGTCTATAGGGGAAGAAAAACCAGAAGAGCTGTTCCTTTTGAGATATATGTTACCAATGAGTACACTATGGCCCATGAGGAATCTGTGTTTAGCAAGCTCTTTCAAATGAGACTAGTTGCTGCAGTTGTTAGCGAAATTAAGGGAATAGCAGCTTCTGGTCATGATTTGCTAGCATTTGACAGTATTATAGATGATACTAAAAAATATTTACAATATTTAAAAACTAATAAAGCTATACTAGATTATTCTTTTAATGCAAGATTTTCTGATACAACAAAGGAAAAATTAATTTTTGATATTGAATTAATATCATATTTTGCTATTAAAAAGATTAACTTTTCTTTAGCAGCTGGTCCAGGAGCTTGATATGGCATACATTAATAGAGATTTTCCTAGTTTTTCAGAAAACCTTAGATACGGTTATCCTCAGCTTCAAGCCCCTGGATATAGAAGATTAGATCAAGATGGTGTAGAGGAAGTATATTCTGGCAATCTAAGCTATCTAGATTTCATTGGTTTAGTTAAAAAACTTTGGGAAGAAAGCTATCCAGCAATACCAATATTGCCACTAAGTGTAAATAGAGAAACTTCTGTAACTTATAAAGATAATGGTGGAACCGACGTTACTTCTGGAGATCTCTCTTCTGCCCCGTCTTCAACCTATGTTGGCCTAGATGAGTTTCCTGCAATTATAGGATATCACTTAGAGTTAAGAAAGGCTCATACAACAGAGCCAAAGCCAAGAATGAGACAAAATGTGCTATCTAACACAGTGACTATTTATGGCCAACGTTTTCAGAATATTGTTGGCTTTACTGTAATGTCTAAAGTTGGCACCTTTCAGGGTTCCAATGGAGCAACAACTAGAGATGACCTAGATGCAGCAGTTCTATGTGATCAGGTAATTGAGGCATTTGAAGATTTCATGTTGGAATATACATCAATTTTCAAATCCGCCGGAGCATCTGAATTGGTCTATTCTAGGCGTTTGTCTGATTCCGAGATTAATCGTGAAGGAAAAGACGTTCATAAGAGAACTGTTACATATATGTTAACTACGGAAAAGACTTTTGCAATGTCTAATAGAAGAATTGAGCAGATTGTAGTTGACGCTAGAACCTGGATGGCATATGAGAAGCAGTTACTTAGAGATCAGTTGGCTACCCCTAATTACGAGGGTACAACTGGGAATATTATCGATCTATTCCAGACTGCAACTCCTAACGTCTGAAATGGTGTATAGAAAAATCCTGCCAGTTTAACTTTGTAGTTGTTTTTATAAGTTATGTGTTACTATAACTGAAGATTCAAAAAAGTTTATTATTTGGAGGATTGAAACCAATATGGCTATACCTGGAGTAAAAACATTAATTAGAGATCGCTTCTACAGTGTGTCGCGTCAGGATACACCTGTTGGTCCTAGAATAGTAGCGATAGCACGTCGTAGCACGGCTAACAATACTGGTTCAGTAGCAGATCTTGACGTTGTAAGAGTAACTAACGAGGCTGATGTAATCACCGCTTTTGGAGATGGATCAGACGCTCACCGTGCATATCTAGAGCTAGTTTTGGCTGGAGCTGGAAGAATTTATATTGTACCACTTCCTTCTGATACAAAGTGGGACACTGATCCGGATAGCCCTGTATCTACTGGAACTGTAACTAGCGTAAGTTATGGTGGCTCGGTTTTCGACGCTGCCTTTATTGCAGCAGAAGCTGCTATTCCCGACATTATTATTCCTTGGGGAAGAGGCGCTCACCCAGACGATTGGCAGAGCCCAGCTACGCCTAGCGATGACGCAAAAATTGGCTTTGTTGCAGATAATACGTCAACCCCATCAAGCAACTGGGCCTATCAGGTAGCTGCAAAGGTGAAGGATATTTCTGAAAACATCAACCCTTGCATCGCAATCATGGGAGTCAAGCCATACGTTTCAACAACAGAAACTATGACTCCTGGTCAAGTTTCTACACATTTGGCACTGACAAATCTTCCCGACAGAAATGCTAGCGCTTCCTTCAAAGAAGTTGGCCCATATGTGGTTGTAGTCGCTGCGGAAATCAAGCCCGTAAACTATCAGTCTGGAACAACAGAGTTTGGTTACGCTAACGGAGCCGCTCATGTTGCTGGCGCTTTAAGCTTGCTTCCTTCATATAGTTCACTAGTAAATAAGGCTCTCTACAATGTAGAGGCTGTTCGTTATGCCCCTTCTAGAACTCAGCAGACTGCTCTCGCTACTAAGGGTGTTAATACTGTTGTCATTAACTTTAATAAGATTCCAGTATTCGGAGAAGGTTTAACATTTGGTTGGGCAACATCAGACTACACCCGTCTCTCAACAAAGAGAATTGTAGACGACGCCACATCAGTTGTAAGACAAGCCTGCCAGAGATTTGTTGGCGAACCATCAAACATTCAAACAAGAAATGCGATGGAGACAGCAATCACTTCTGGCTTGAGAGGAATGCAAATTGTAGGAGCCTTGCTTGGTAGTGACTTTACAGTCTCGTACATACCAAATGAAAACAAGGCGATTGTAGACCTCATTTTAACACCTGCCTTCGAACTCAAAGAGATCGAAGTCAGAGTAGCCATTAATCTATAATAATTACCGATTAGGAGGGTAAAACAAAATGGCCGCAGAGGAATATACATCAGTAAATAAGTATCTCAATACTTATACCACATTCTCAGGTGCAGACATTGTAGCTACATTTGGTGGAGTGGAAATAGGTGCGCTTTCGGGTATCACCTTCTCCGTCACTAGAGAAAAGGCTCCAATCTACACCATGGGATCACCCAATCCTCGCTCTTTCTCAAGAGGCAAAAGAGGTATAGCTGGTTCATTGATCTTCACAGTATTTGATCGCCCAGCTCTATATAAGATGTTAGATCAGAACTATTCGCAAAATAGACCAATGGACTTCTACACCAGAAGCCACAATACACTTCCTGGCGACAATGGTCACAGAAGAGGTATTGCTGATGTCAACGAACAGAAGACTGGCGTTGTAAAAAAGGTTCCTTTCTACGCTGACCAGATTCCACCTTTTGACATTACCGTAACATTTGCCAACGAGTATGGTCAGGCAGCTGTTAGATCAATATTCGGCGTAGAACTTCTTAACGAAGGTTCTGGCGCTTCCATGGACGACATTGTCATCGAAGAAACCATGACTTATGTTGCTCGTGAACTTGGTCCTATGTACACAATCAGAAATGACACTCTTGTTGATCCAACCAATTTGGTAGGAATAACACCCGAGGGATTGAACACAACAATTATCAGACCCTGATAGTCTTTAGTGTCGTAAGAATAGGTGCATGGGAGTTATCTTCCATGCACTTATTTATTTTTTGGAGATTTTAATGGCAGAAATTAAGACATTTACTTTTAGAAAAAGTAAACAAGAAGAAGCAGTTCAGCAAAGTGGTAATGACCTTTATGACTGGGAAAAATATCTATCAACAATGTCATACTCTGGGGCAGACGCTGTTGCGACAATCGTTTTGCCGATTATCGGTCCAGATGGAAATGTTGAGTCTCAAGGCGATTCTATAAATCTAGGAGAGTTACAGACTATATCATATTCTGTCCACAGAGAAAATTCCCCAGTAAGAACCCTTGGTCACGTTAATGTTCGGGGCTTTATTAAGGGTGGAAGAACTATAGCTGGCAGCCTCATCTTTACAGTATTTAACGAATACGCTTTTTATAGAATAAAAGAGTTTAAGCAATATCTGGCAAGAAAAACTGGATACTTTGCCCCTCTAGCGGACATGTTGCCGCCATTTGATATTGTTATTACATTTTTCAATGAATACGGTCTCGGTTCAAAAATGAAAATATTTGGAGTAACAATAGTTGACGAAGGCCAAACCCTGTCTGTAGACGACTTAATTACAGAGCAGACCTACACTTACATGGCTAGAGGAATACAACCACTAGTAAGAATGCCAAATGACAGCACTGTATCAAGAGATACTTCTTATACAGATGAAATGAAGGCTAGGGATCAAATTAGTACAAATGTTTTTGGCGATTTGATTATAACGGATCTTGCTCAGCTACAAAGTCAAGCTGAAGAAACAGCTTATTATAATACAAAATATAATAAACCCACAGTTCCAGCCCAGGTTATTCAGCCTGGAAGATTGCACCTATAGAAAGGTAACGCTATGCCTGCACCAATAGCTCAGGTTTTTCCTGGGGTATTTTCAAATAACGCTAGAAAAGAATTTAATCCCGTAAACGAAAAGCTTGATTTAACTTGGAGTGGCGGAACTAATACCGATAAAAGATTTAGTAATTATTATGATTATTATTTCAGCGGAGAAGATATTAGAATCTTTATTGATGGCTTGTTCCATCCTGATGATGAATTAGATATAGCAACTTTTGCTTTTAATGTGCGCCAGGAAAAGCAACCACTGTATGGTTTCTGGTCATACAATTACGATGCAATAATGTATGGCACCAGAATTATAACTGGAGAAATTGCCCTATATACAAGATATCCCAGAAGAATGACAGATCTTTTAGAGAAAGCTGCAATAACGAGATCTGAATTGGCAACAGACAAAAGAGCTCCTGGAAGAATATTGTCTAATTTAAGAAGTCAGTTAGAAACAGAAGAAGACGAAGCTTTAATGAATAAATATTGGGAAATGGGCCAATTAGATAGAATCACAGAGGACCCTTTTGCTAAAAACGTTTTAGATTCCGATAAGAATATTTTTAGTGCTCATCCGCCATTTAACTTTGTTATAGTTTACGGTATGGAAGAGGTGGCTTTGTCGCCAAAAAATCTGTTTCAAACAGATACAAATGATGTAGAATTTAATGGCTCCCTAGATAATTTGTCTAGGACAATGTTGTCAGATGTTAATCAAAGAGTTGTAAAGTCTACTTCTTTAAGTTCTCCAATGAAAATTGTTGTTCAAGAAGTCAATTTAATTAACATGTCGACAGTCTATGCGCCCGGTGGGCAGCCAGTTGTGGAGACATATCAATTTATGGCAAGAGACCATTATTTTACAGAAGTAGATACGACCTTCATAAAGAGAGCATCTGCTGCAAATGTGTCTTCTGGTCCATTGGCTCCTTTGGCAATTGCGGAGAATTTAAATTATGTAACAAATTGGGGTCAAACGTTAGGTGGTTTAGCCCCTATAATATGATTATGATATAATGTACAATGATTAGTTTAAGGAGATATCATGGATAGTAAAAGAAAAGTTGTTTTGCAAAATCTAGAGATTGAAGACACTACAAGCGCTCAAGAAATTAACTTCACATTGACTGGATCAGATGATCCTAATGCTATTGATGTTGAGCTTGAGGATGATCAGCAATTCCTAGACGACATTGCCGACGACAACGAAGACAAGCAGTATACTGACATAGAAGAAGTGCCGGATGAAGAAGAAATTTGGAAAAATGGTCCCAAGGCCGGTCTTGTTAAAGAGTGGAAAAAGCAATATGGCGACATTTATGTAACTTCAATTACATACGATAAGCATGTCGTCTGGAGAGTATTAAATAGAGCAGAATATAAGCAGATCGTCAAAAAAATGGAGCAGCTAGTACAATCCGGGCAGCTCTCTACTGCAGAGGCAAATCTATGGAACGAAGAAACTATAGCAGAATTATGCATGCTTTATCCTAGATTTGATAAAAATAACTCCGTTGGCTTTATGGCCGGACTGCCATCATTAATATCCCAAGAAGTACTAGAAGCTTCCGGTTTCGTAGCCCTAGAGGTAAGACAGTTATAAAATGTTAACAGCTGATATTATTTTTTCTTTAAAAAATAAATACGGCAACATTTATAGTGTTGATATAAAAAATCAAACTGTTGTTTTTAGAGAATTAACTTTTAAAGAATATGATAAAATTCTTTATCTAAAAACGTTAGAAGATATTGACTCCTCTGATATAGAAGACATCATACTCGAATATGCTGTCATATACCCAGAGGGTTTTGACACTATGACAATACCTCCCGGTATAGTTGCTAATCTCTCTTCGGAAATACTTGATATTTCCGGTTTCTTTAGCGCATCGATTGCTAAAAGAATTCTTGAAGAAAAAAGAGTTGAAGCAAATGATGTTAAGAATTTAATGAAAGCCTTTGTTTTGGCTACTATAACATCATATGCTCCAGAAGACTTGGAGGATATGACATTTTCTGAATTAGCAGAAAAAGTAGCTTTATCTGAAAAGATTATTGAGATAAAACAGAATGCCAATGGCATGGAATCTACTGATCTAAAGATTCAGTTAATTGATCCTGAAGAGGAAGAGCAAAAGAGAAAAATTTCTGCAGCTAGGCATAATCTTTCTAAGAAAGATGGAGAGGCTCAATATGAAGATCCTATCGCTCAAAAGCTGTGGGGTATGAAATAGGTAGGAAACAAAGTTGATTAGAGATCCAGGGCCTATTCATAACTTAGGTTATAGCGTAACATCCAGAGATGTTCCTACAATGATAGACGAAGAAAGGGGCGATGCCCCTAATTCGTCTTTTATCTCAAAGGCCTTAAATAATCACCCTGTTTTAAGATTTGTATCTACGGCAGCCACTACCATGGCTTCAGCTTTTGTTTTGTCTAAGATAACAAAACAAGGTGGTCTAAAGCTAGCCAAAACAGTTCAAGACAGAGCGGATAGTGGAGCAAGCAGATTTGCTTCAAATATTGTTAATGTATTTCCTAAAATCAGAAGAGAATTCGACGAACTTTCTGGCGTTAGCCGAATGATAGATGGGAATACTCCTGATCAAATAGATCCTTATTCAAGACTTGTTTTTGAAACCGCAGAAGGTAAATTAACTACCGGCGTCATTAAGCATACAGATAGAGGCTATCACTGGACTGCTGGAGAAATCAGCAAAAGTGGTAAGGGTATAGAATACGAGACTGCGGGAATATGGGGCTTCCGAGAAGAAGCTCAGTCCCGTTTGGTCTCTATGGCCCGTAGAATGCCCTATGAGCTGCCAGCAATGTATGTTGGCCAGAAAGCTATAGTTGATCCAATTTTTGGCGGTAGAGACGATTCTAAGGTCAAATGGTACAATCCTGTAGACGTAGTTACGGACTTCGTTAAGGACTCTACCATTAACCTAGTTACCATGATGATTCCAATGGAGGTTGGTGGCGCTGCCATTGGCAACGCAAGGTCATCCTTATCTAATTTTAGATATTCTATGTCAGACCTAGCTAGGTCTACCGGTACAACTGATTTAAAAACAAGATCTTCAAGGGCATTTGTCAATCTAGCCGACATGTTGTCAGAGGTTGGTCATGACCTGGCAGACATAACTCAAAAGGGTTTAAAGGTTTCTGCTCAAACTAGTGGAGCAATTAAAGCTGCAACCACAGAGTATAGTCAGCAAAGAGTTGACATTAATGCAATTCTTTCGCGAACAAGAAACTTAAGAGCAAAACAGATCTATGAGGATTCTAAGGGCTCAAAATTAAAAAGAGCTAGAAACGTAGCAACGCAGTATGCGTTTGGCAATGACGCCAGTGGCAATTCTGGGTATTTAGATTTATTTCCGGGACTAAGAGGTGTTGGAAGTGCCGTAAGGCAGGGTATAAATCAATTCCGTAAAGTTGGCTACGGCTACGATGTAATAACGAGAGCTATTGATTTTGATGCAGCTGTGCAGAGATATGGCGCAGCTAATCCAAATGCTTTTAGAACAGAACTAAAGGGAATAGTCGGCAACCTTCAGGCGAACTCCTCTAATAGAATGACGACTATGGCTAGCAAGATTGCTAGAACATTTGGTGGTCCGGCTGGATCAGATAACTTCTATGCATCAGAGTTTTATAAGGGAATAGAACAAACTGAGTATAAAAAAGTTTTATATAAATCCTTAATGGAAAGAACTGCAACTTCAGATAGAGATGAGTTTGCAAGAACAATAGCAAAATTTGTTGACGACATTGACGTTAGCAAAACTGCAATGGAGCCCTCTAGAAGAGTAACTATAGGCGAAACCAAAATACTACTCGATGGAGATGAGCCATTTGATGAAATCATAAATAGATTCAAGGGCACTCTTGCAAAAACTAGGGCCGATGAGTTCGTACAAAAAGTCGGAAATTCTGATGTACTAAAAGATTCTATTATCGACGCTAACAGACTTTTCACTGGCGCACAATTCCAGGCAGCATTAAAAGGAAAGGCAAACAAAGCTTATAAGGCATTCCAGGAACAAGGAATGGTTAAGGTAGCTGGAAAAGTCTTAAAAACTAAAAAAGCAGATTTTGAAGATTTCCTAGATTTAGATAATCTTTCTTACGCACAAAAAGATTTCTTAGTTAAAAGATCAGCTCAAAGATTAGGCATGAGGCTAAAGACAGCTGATGGCAGAGATTTAACAAGAGGAGAATTAGGGGAGTCTTTAGGTAAGGTCGGCCTTAACATAAAAGATGCCGGTCAATTAAGAAGTTTTCTTGTTAGAGAAAAACAAATAAGTTCGGGAGTTTTTGCTAGTGGTTTTAACCTTCTTGGATTAAGAAGAATCACTGTTGATGAAGCAAATCAACGCGGAGTTTTTGCAAATGTAGACGATGAGACCAAGCGCGTTATAAATCAAATGTCTTCCAGCATGGTAAGGGCTGATCCAACGACAACCGCTGCTAGCGTTTCTGTTCTTCCAGATGTATTTATAACTAAGACTGGTAGTATTTTAGATGTTTCTGGAATAAGACAGTCTGCAAGAAATGTTGGAAACTTTTTAGCTAACGATTTAAGAATACCAGTTCTTGGATTTAATCCGGCAGATTTGGCGGCTAAGCAATCTTTTAATGAAATGTCCGGAAGGGCTCCGTTCCAGTTTATTCAAGGTAGAGTTTCTCAGCCATTTTTACAGGGCGCTGATAAGTCGGCTGATTTCTATTTGTTCTACAGCGGAGGAAGAACAAAAGGTAATGTTATGGCATTTAATTATAATGTCATGGCCCAGCAATATACTTCTAGGACTTTAGATGGTACATTTAGACCTTTAGCTAAGAATAGCTCGCAATTGTTAACGAGGGCAGCAAGAAACGCTGCAGCGGAAAGAGATGCTGAGTCATTAAACTCTTTAAGTTATCAAGAAGGTACATTTAGAAGCAGATTCTTTTCTGGCCTATCAAGATTTGGAATGACGCCAGAAAGAGAATTTAGGTTTAGAGAATTTTTTGATATTAACTATGATCAGCCAAACTCTGTATTTGGCTTCTTGTCTAGATTCTCTAGAAGAAATATTGATCCAGAAAATCCAAGATTCCTTGCACAAGTGATGACTGGCAAGGAAATCCCTACCAAAGCTGGTACAGCAAAAAGAAATATAGTAAAAAGCGCTGATGGAACTGTAGAAAAAATTAATGTAATCGATGTTGCCTCTGGCGAAGAAATGGTTTCAGAAAAAGCCTTATTAGAAGCTTTTGAAGGATTCAGAAGAAGAACTCGTGCAGCTGGCTTTTCTCGTCGTGCAATGAAGCGAATTGAAGAAGCTGACCCAGCATTAGCTACTTATCATGGACAAAAAATTACCGATCTTCAAAATGTTCAGGAAAAAATAGATTTTGCTAACGTCCTGCTTAGAGGCGTAGACAGAGATGCAAATATTCTTAGAAGACAGGGCATCGATCCTGTTGCGCTATATCAAAGCGGATCCAGGATCAATAAAGTATTAGAGGAAGCAGATCTGTTGTCTGGTTCTCAAATTCGTTCTGTTAGTCCAACAATTATTTCAAGAGAAGATGAATTAACAAATGAAATGTTTAAGTTTCTAATTCAAAGAAATGAATTAGTTTCAAATAGCACTAGACAAACATTTGGTCAAAATTTTATTAAAATAAACCAAGCACTGACAAGCATGGCAAAAGAAATACCAGCTGGTGAACTAGCTGAAGCACAAGCTGCGGCCTTTGGTGCACTAACTAACCTTAACTCGGTAAGAGCAAATAGATCTTTCTTAAAAGAGATTGAAGTTCAAAGAAGAGCGTTAGCAAACGTTATTGAATCTTTAGAGTCTGCTCCAGAATTGGCGCAACCATTTATTAGTGGTTCCATTGAACGAGTTGGGGAAATAGGAAGACTTGGTTTATTTAAAAAATTATTATATCCATCATTAAGTACAGCTTCTTTCAAAATATCTCATCTAGCAACAGACCCACTTGGTTCCGCAACTGGCCCCGGTGCTGACGTTTTACTAGTTCCTACTTTTGGTAGCGTATTTTCTAGAAATCCAATAGGCGCCCTCAAGAGCGTTGCTGGTATTAATACGTACAGTAGTCCAGAGAGTTATTCAAATTTATCAGCCGCAGTTTCTCATGGTGTTGAAAGATTAAACAAATACTTTGGAACAGTAGGCTTACAGCTAGACGTTAATCAGTATGGTTCGCCATTAGACTTGTTTGCTAGGGGCATGGTAGGCAAGAGGGTTTTGCCACTTTATGCTGGTGGCATGGCCTTTATGACTGCTGACAGAACAATTGGCGGGATGGTCAACGAAAAAGATGCAAGAGGAGAAAGAGTTTATTCTCCATTTTTTGTCGGAGCTGCCGCAAAAGCTGTTGGAGAAATTCACGCCCTAGGAGCTGGAGCTATGCCCGGCGGTATGAGCTACGAAGAAAAGAGAGAGCAGCTTTTTGAAGGAGAGGTTCCCATAAGACAGGGTCGTTTTTGGCCCTTGGGCAATACACCCTTTATGGGCGGAAAGATAATGTATTATAGGCCCAGTATTTATCGCAAGATTGAAACTGGCGCCATGTTTACATCTGACACCTATGGTTCGCCTATTGAAAGAGCTTTATTCTATACTGATATATCACCATTGCGTCCTTTAGATCCTTATCGTTTCGAAAGAAAACACTATGAAGATAGACCGTATCCTATTACTGGAGAATATTTTTCTGGTCCATTTGGTCCGCTGACTCCCGCCTTAAATGCTACTGTTGGAAGAGTACTAAAGCCACAAATAAAAATGCATGAGCAAGAGGTTTCTCAAGCATTATCAAATTATGCTCCGGCAGGACAATCTGGCGCATATGATGCTAGCGCTTATTTGCGACAAATTTCAATGCCTATGCTTCCTGGGCAGGCTCCGCAGCAACAGTTTGGTCAAGCGTCAATTGGCGGAGCTATGCAGGGAGCAGGACCAATTATGTCTATGGGCATGTCTTCTGGCGGACCTGGTCCGGGTATGCAGGCATCATCAAACGCCGAGCTAGCAGGTAGAGCTGGAGCTTTGAATACAGCTAAATATTCAACGATGCAAAACATAGGGCAGATAAATAGTCAGTATGCCCAAATGGCATATGGTCCGCCGAAAACTCCTGGTATGATGCCACCAAGAATAGTTGGTGCAGGATCGCCAATTTCTGTTGGTAATCCACAGGTTCAGATACAAGAATTTGGCTATAGAACACAGGAAGCCTTGGGTATATATGGTTTTGCTGGCGCAGCATTTAGGGAATCCTTTGGTTATGGTCAGGGTGACTTTGAGCCCCAAAGGGCAGTTCTTCAGTCTGCATCTAAAGCTTACGGAATGAGTAGACAGTTTTGGGACTATAACCTTGGAGGACTTGGTGACGTTCCGATGTTGGGTGGAAGGAACTTTG